CGAACAGTTGCGACACGTTCGCGTAGGTCATCGAATCGCCCGACCCGCCAGTAACAGGAAGCCCCGCCAGAAACGGGGGGACCCCGAGAAGCTGCGCGATGCGGGATTCAGTGAACTGGGACACCTCGAGCATGGCCAGATCTCGAGGTGACATGACTTGATGGTCGACCAGCTTGATGTTCCTATCCAAAACTGGCGGTAACCCCAAACCTGCCAAGCGGGCAAGCGCCCATTCATCGCGAATGTCCTTGGCGTCATCTGCGGTCAAATCCTGGTCGGTTTCCAACGTCTGTCCTGCGTCGCCTCCGGTCTCTGCCACAGTCCGGATGTACTTCATCAGCACGCCGGCAGTCAACATCCGCCCACCAGCATTGGCCAAAGGCCCCACTCCATGCGCGTCAGCCGTCGTTGACTTGTAGCGCACATGAAGGATCTCATCAGAAACGTCCCGGCCCCCCGGCCCCATTCGATAGATCCTTCCACCACCACGAATCTCCACGTCGACCACCCATGGTGGGATTACCCGGAATGTCATCGGACGGTCGTCGGCGAACGTGGTCATCGGCAAGATGAACACCTCACCAAGCAGGTAATCCCAGATGTATTGTTTGATAAACTCACTCCAACCCGTGTAGATCGTCGGATCAGGGTTCGACATCCATGACGCCGGACCGACAACTTCCCCCCCAACGGTCCGGTAGGCGGGCATCGACGACACGACCCTCGAGTTGATGTCCAAACACATCCACGCCACGTCAATGAGTTCGTTGAACCGGGAACCAAAATCCCAATTCGGCACATTCCACTCAGCAGGCCATCCCGCCCATGGAGACGGCAGAGGCCGGGGCAACGCCCGGGATTCGGTAGGAGTCCAGTCGCCCACCAACTCCACACCCTGGGCGTCGCCTGGATTCGCGTTAGTTGTGGTATCAGCAAACCAGTTCGACCAGAACGCCATTCAGGAAACCTCCGATAACGAATAGATCCTCGGCCTCCGCGGTGGCGTCACTACCTGGGTCGCCTGGTGGACCGCCACCGCCATCGCGATCACCCCGCGGGACTGGGGGGAGCGAAGCAGTCGCCAGCCACCCACCTCGGTCTCTTTGGCCACCGCCCCCAGCACCTGGGACCGCAACACCGGGTCACCGTCGTGGCGCAACCGGCCCTCGCGGATCGTCTCCAACAACACCGAGCTGAACGCCGACAACCGTTGAGCCCGGTACGGATGCCAGGCCACCGGCAGCCCACGAGCCTCTAGGATCTCCGCGGAGCGGCGGAACTCCTCGGAGCCCCACACGATTTCCTTAACATCGAAGGACTCGGCCAGGGCGATCAGCCTTTGCTCGATGAACGCCAACGGCACCTCTCCATCACCGATCTCGGTACGGACCGCCACCGCGTCGTTGTCCCGCCGTGCGGCGTAAGCCACCCCCGGGTTGGTGCCAGCGTCGACCGCCACCCAGATCTCCTCGCCTTCGACCACACCACCGATGTCCACCGCCAGCGAATCCCAATCCTTGGCCTCGAGCCAGGCGTCATCAGGCACCCCCCACACCCCGCAGGCATACCTGGCCCAGCGGGCCGGAGTCATCAAAGGGGAGTTCTTGCGACGGGCCAGCTCGGCGACAGTGAGCCGTTTCAACGGGTTGGCCCTCTTCACCACCCGCAGGTCGTCCCGGTCGTCGTCATCAGCCAGCGACCATTCGTGGAGTACAAACGCCCCATCATCAGACCTGGCGTGGCAATACGCTCCACGGCGCCGATACGAACCGAACCCTTCAGCACGGGTACGGATCTGACCTAGTGGGGAAGCCTCGTCCAACCCAGCCGTGGAAATGGTCACCATCCGCCCCGACCGGGCGTCAATACCATCGGACAGGACCCCGTAAAGCTCACCGTTCGGGTGACGGTGCAACTCGTCCACCAGCGCCAGGGTCGGCAACACCCCGTCAGCCGTCTTAGCGTCCGCGGCGATCACCCGGATACGAGCCGAAGCGTCATCCACCCGACGGATCTGACGGTAAGCCCCACCAAACCGGCCCCGCACTTCCAGACTATCGGCCAACGCCGATGACTCCACCATGTCAGCCGCCTGCTCGAACAGGATCCCCGCCTGCTCCGCCGACGAAGCCACCACCACCACATCAGCCTTCGGCCAAGCCGTCAAGTGGTACAACGCCAGAGCAGCGAACAGAGTCGTCTTCCCGTTCTTCTTCGGGACCACCACCACCTCTTCAACTACCCCAGCGAAATGGTCCCGCAGGATCCGCTTCTGGAACGGCTCGAGAACCAACGGCGACCCATCCTTCAACGGCAAGCCCTGGCAGAAACGCTCGAAACCGGCCAGGGAGTACACCGTTTTTTTAGGTGGCACGCTGAGAGCTCTCTTGGCTCATGTCGTGGGGAAAAAACGGGAACGCTTCGCCTTTGCGATCCTGTGACCTTGGGCTCGGTTGTGGCTGCGGTGTTCGGCCCGGTAGTTGGATCGCATGGATTTGCCGCCGAGGCTGAGTGCGACGATGTGGCCGGCTTCGAGGGGGTCACCGGGGAGGGGGCCTAATCCGCAGAGGGCGCAGACCTTCTCTTCCCGTTTGACCTGTTTGGCGATCCGGTCGTGGGTGGAGTCGTGGAGGCGGGGCCCGGTAGGGGTGGATCTACCGTGGAGGGAGCACCGGGATCTACCTTGTGGAGAAGGGGCACCACAGATGATGCAGGCTCGGCGGGGCATAGGGCATCACCTCATCAATGAGACCAGCCCCCGCCTTAGGGATGACGAGGGCTGTTCGGTTGCATAGGAGTCGGACGCGACTGGTCAGTCGATCCGGTGGGAGTGAATCTAGTTACACGCTTGTCATTTCGCAACCACCACTAGAGGGTTTCAGTCGGCCAAGGGTGGTTGGCCGACATTACCAAGGAACGGATGGTTGAGGCGTCTTAGCATCAACGACAACGACCTCCGACGCAACAACCTCGCCAACCAAGTACCTCTTGCCATCAGCATCCTTCAGGTAGCGCCTCACAGCAACACCCTCACCAGTAACGAAGTCAGCAATCTCATCAAGCTCGAAGCCGTGATCAACAAACCAAGCTTCCCATTGATCTCGATACTCTGGCGGCCACCCCCACCATCGTGCTCGCGATACGATTTGCTCACCCATTCGCTGCCTCCCTAACACCAACAGACGAGCGATAGCCTTACGCCATGCCCATTCAGGCAGCCACCACGGACGAGGCTGCAAGGCAAGACGGATCTCCTGCTCACGCATCTTCATCCCGGCGACCGTCACCGATTCTGCCCACTCTCTAATTACTTCATCCATTCGCTACCTCCTTCTCAAACCTCCGCCCGCACCCTCCACACCCCAAACGATACGCCGTGTAGGACTGTTGGACCCCACGTTTCCTACAGTCCTTCCGATGACAAACCGGGGGGGCAGGCAGCTCATACTCGTATTGGGAGGCTGAGGACACCGCAGCGAACTCGGCGGTCTTCGCCTCCAGCTTGTTGGTGAACTCTCGGCGCAGGATGTCGAGCTCTCTCACCATGAACCTGACGTCGGCCCGGTGTTTGCGGTGGGTGAGGACGGCCAGCTCGGTGCTCGAGGTGGAGGCGTTCTCCCCGTCTGGGATGTAGCCGACACGCATGGTGTCCTCGATCGGGGCGCCGCGGGAGGGGTCCTGAAGGTCGGCAGCCTCGGCGAGGACATGGAGAAGCTTGCGGAGTGGTGGGTAGACGCCCATCAGGTCGAGAATCCGGGGGGTGGCCAGCCAACGCCAGCGGTCGAGACGCTGTCTGGTCTTGGCGTGGGCGAGCTTCTCTCTGGCGAGCTGACGGTTGAGATCTTCGAGTTTGCGTTCCCAGGAGGACTTACCCATCGCTCATCTCACTCGTCCTTCCCACTGGAGTCTTCGGGGTCGATCAGCTTCGCCAACTCTCTACGCAAATCCTTGACAGCCTCGCTGAGAGCGAACACCTGGTAGGTGAACGACCTCGCCACCTCACCATCAGGGACCTTGAACCATTCAGGACGACCCTCGCGGAACCGGCGCATAGTCTCCCGGTCGTAGTTTTCGTTACGCCACCAGCTACGCAGGCTCATCTCACACGCCCATCAAGGTCGTGTCGGGTAAACCTCGCATCCAGAATGCACCCAGCCACACGAACAGCGTCATCCCCAAGGCTGGTACACCCCCGGAGAACGTCAGCGAGCTCGGCTAGTTCGCTCTCCTCAGTAGGCGTCCACCGGGTAACAGTCCAGATAGCAGCGGGATCTAAAGCAGCAAAACAGACGGGGCAGAGAATCCCGCCATCACTCCCATACAACGCCACCCATTCTGGCGAGAACCACGTGATATTCGGCCCACCGCACTGGTGGCAGTAGTCCTCCGGGTGGAAATCCACCCACCCCTTCTCACGTTGATCAGCGATTAGCTCAGGGCTCATCTCACTCGTCCTTCCCCACTGGGTGAACCGACAGCGAGATATGGCGAATCTCCCCGCGTTCCACCCTATCGGCCAGACAACGGAGGTAATGGGCGATGCCGTCGCTGCGGTGCTTTGGATACTGCTTCACGAACTGACAATCGCAATTGGTCGTGACGTTCATCTCACTCGTCCTTCCTGTCTGACCCTTCCCTCAGCTTGGCGTAGTCATCGTCGGCGGTGAGCCAACCGAAGTGCAACGCCGTGTTCCTCAACACCGCCTCCAACTGTGGGCTAATGCCGAACCGCTCCCGCTGGATCTCCAACGATCGCGCCAGCGAGCCGTCATCGTGCCGTTCCGTCGCTGCCTTCCAGTCAGCCAACATCTCAACCAGGTCGACCAGGGTCATACCATTGATCCCATTCTCGAAGTGCTCGGGGTGGTGGCGGTTGTGCGCGTAGTGATGGACGAGGCCTTCGCCCATCGCCGCGAGGAACCCCTTGTACTCGTCACTGCCGTAGGTCGAGTCGCGCAGCTTCGGGGTGAACTCGTTGAAAATCGCCAACTCCGGGGGTTCGGTCTTGGAATTGTCATGGCTGGCAGCACGCTCATCGAGTTCCTCCGAGACGGCATCCATGAGTTCCCACACCCTGGCCTGATGCTTGTGCGTGTCGGGTCGGCTGTCGTAGCTCATCCCATCCTCTCTTTCAGTATCCGCGCCTGAGCCTCCCAAGCAGCACGAGCCACACGCCGCGCCTCGTTGCGATCCGCTGCCCGTATGTTCCACCACGGATGCCCAGCCGATGGGAGGTCTGACGAATCGGCTATAACCATCGCCTCGGCCATTGCTTCGAGGACAGCAGGGGAAGGAAGCCAGCCGACACCGTGACAGGAGGGGCAGGGTTCGTAGAGTTCGGTGCCGTCAGTGTGAAACTGTGGAACGCCATGGTTGTAGAGAAGCCTGTCGCTCACACCACTTCCTTCACATTCCCCGCAGGGCAGCCATCCGAGACGCGAAGAGAGGTCAATCACAACTGACCCCACACTCTCGCCAGGAATATCGACAGCACCATCAGCCAGACGATCACCGTGAACTTGAACACCCATTCGGGATCGCTCATCCCGTCTTCTCTCTTTCACCGGCATCCGACGAGAACAAGGCAGCCTCTAACGCTCGCCTGACCTTCCACGGCGCAGGCGTAAAGCGGTCACATGACTCCTCAAGTGACTTATGCGCTACCTCGACCATCTCCTCGGTGACCTCTTGGCGCACATACCAGCCCGAGTAGTCGGGACCATCAAACGTGAAGCGCTCATCGCCCGTCCGCGGGTCAGGGTCAACGTCGTGGATGTAGGGCAAGTCATCGCACGGATGCTTACCGACGAAAACACGGAGGGCGCTCATCTCGTCTCCTCTCGTTCACCGGCATCCGACGAGAACAAGGCAGCGGAGAGGATGGCCCTGATTCGCTTGCGGTCTGTCACTGGCCCTACGCCTGGTCGAAGATTGGCGTATGCCTCGGCTGCCCTTTCGACCATCTCCTCGGAGGGTTCGGAGAGGACGGTGCGAGAACCTTCTTGACACCAGCCATACCCATTCGTCATGTGGGCCTCGACGCTCCCATGCTCACAATCCTCCTCGATCACGATGCGGCGGCTCACGTCATGTCCAATCTGCGCCATCCCAACTCGTCTCGTTTCTGGTAGTGACCCAGTCGTGCCGGTCCGTCAACACTTCGACCGACCACGGAGAAGCACTCGCCTGACCCGAGGCCACAACCACATACGCTTTGTCGAAGTACGCCACGGCCGCTTTCAGCGCTTCTCGCATGCGGCCGGCATCTTCACTTCTGCCGAGAAGGTGGGAGAGTTCCTCGCGAAGTTCGTCCTCTGCCCAATCAGCGCTCGTGGCTTCACCGATCAATCGCCGCGCGTCGCCTGCCAGCGCGTCATCCGTCGGACGGCTCCAAGTCTTCTCTTGGAGCTGACTATGCACCTCGCCGAGCGAGAACGCTCCGTCAACGTAGGCGCGAATGACGTCAGCGGGGATCACGACTCCTCCTCGGCAGGGACGACCGCAGCGGGAGCAGCATGATTGGTCCCGTCGGGTAAACGAAAGATGCGGTAACGGCCAGGTTGCAGATAGAAAATCTTGTTGAGCCACGCCCCCTCAGTCTCAACCCACACCTCCTTCTCCAATTCAGGATGATCGTGCGGATTGGCATGGCCCTCCTCGGCAGGAACGAGAAACACCCTGGCCACTGCGCATCGGTCGGCGCGGTCAACTCCCGTAGCACACCAGATCTCCCCATTCGGAACCAACGAAGCGTCTCGACGATGCTCCTCACACCACAGAACTTCGGGAGCTTCGACCACGGCACGAGCAGCCGCGATAATCGGGTTGATCTCGACCCTGTCACCCTTCTCTTGAATGACGTATAGACCGTCCATCGCGAGCCAATCCAACGCTTCTTTCAGTCTTGTCCTATCCACCATCACTGTGTCTCCCTATCCGACACGCCGCCATCTTCCTGTCATGTCCAATCTGCGCCATCCCAACTCGTCTCGTATCTGATTGATGCATCCCACCAGAGCGAGGGCGTCGCCGCGTTTCGTTCCCCGGTGGACGTGGCCGGTGTAGTCGAGCAGTTCGCCTTGAAGCCGAATTAGTTCTGCGTCTCTCAACGCGTAGGGGGTCACGGGGATACCCATCAGCCTGCGTCCTCGGCCGGTTTCCAATTCACACGCGGTCGCATCCGACCGGTAGCCACCCAACAGTCACGACACCGAGAGAACTGCGCGGGCATCCCCTTCAACCGCGGAGGCCACAACGCTGCAACCCCATTCGACCCCCACAAGCGCAGCCGTCTTACCCCACAGGCAGACGTGAACGTGCCAGACCCCATCACTCCGTCAATGACACTCTCCATGTCCACGGCGTGGATGGTGTTGGGCCACCGTTGCAACACGCCGATGAGCGGCGCGTCGAACGCCAAGCCGAACAGGTGGGGAGCGTTAGCCGCAGCCCATTGCAACGGCCACTGCTGACGAGTCACGGCAACGGCAGGGGTTCCCATCTAGCCCACCCCCTCGCCACACGACTCTGCCAGCAGCTCCAGATAGCGGGGGAGTGTCAAGACCACGATCACCGGGCCGTCCTGGGTGCGGCGTTGGTTGCCGTCGCGGCGAGTCATCTTCCGCCACACCAAGAAAGTGTGGGGGGTCCCTGATTTGAGCATGGCCTTCTCGAGTGCTCGAGGCACGTTGAGGTTCATCCGGTCTTTCACCTCGCCGACCCATTCGACGTCGGTGAAGATGCGAACGTCTCCCCGGTCGTTGACCGACCCTTCGGCGAGACGTTCGGCGATGAGCCCGTAATCCTGTGCTGCACGGACGACGAAGGATTCCATGCGGGTTCCGAGGTCTTTGGGGCGGGTTCTCATCACCAAGGATCCGGTAGGTCGTCGATGTCATCGATGGTCAGAATCTCATCTTCTGAGGGGGTGTCGGAAGACCCCTCAGAAGGCCCTCTGGAAGGGTGGGGTGTACTACTAGACACCCCAGACTGTCCGTGTCGCTGACCAGGGCTTTTAGAGGCCTGTCCGTGGACTGTCCGTGGCTCCTCAGACAGCGGTAGATGTATCTGGTCGGAGCTGGTTCGGCGGTATTTGATAGCAGCCGAAAGTAGATCATTCGGGGCGGTCTCCCCGTTGTCTTTGAGGATCTGCCGAACGCTGGGTCGACCGAGTTCGGGGTCAACTCCCAGACTGTCGAGTACCTTGGCGAGCCGCTTGGTCCCTTCCGGCCAGCTGGCTACCGCCGGGGTGTAGGTGACCGGAAAATGGTTTCTATCGAGCTCGGCGTATTCGGGGACCCATCCCATCCGCCGTTTCTCCGCTTTCAGCCGGACTCCTTGGTCTCGTCGTTGTAACCGCCAGATGAGGTCGACGTCGTCACGTTTCGCTGAGGTGCCTCGAGCTCCCAGAGTGACATCCTTGCCGGCGTGGTCGACCCGGAGGACGGCCCGCCCAGCTGATTTGAGGAGCCGGCCGGTATACAGGTCATAATTGTGGAGGGTGTCGGCGTCGTTCTCTTTCCCGGCGACGATCCTCATGAAAGTGTCGATGATGACCAGTTGGGCGTCCCGTTCGGCACACAGTTCGGCGAGAGCCTGGCCTCCTTCGGCGGTGTCGAGGTTGGGGATGGTGGGATGAAGCTGATAGTGGAGGTTGGTCAGGTCGGTTTCCGGGCCGTAGTCCATGTCGTAGAGCCGGTCCATCAGGTCAGCGTTGGTCATCTCGAAATCCAGGTAGAGGACTGAGATGCCTTTGATGGCAGCCTGGCAGGCGAGCGCTAAGACGAGCTCGGACTTGCCTTCCCCGGCGGGGGCGTAGAGGGCGATGCTGCGCCCTCGAGGGATGACCGGGTCTATCAGCCAGTCGTGTTCGGTGGTTGTCTGGGTCCAAAATGTTTTCCAGTCGACGTCGGGATCGTCCGGGTCTGGTCCCCCGGGCAGGTGGATATCGGAGACCAACACGAACCACTCATCGATGTATCCCGGCTCGTAGGCGGCGAGCCACCCTCCCGCCGTGTCGACGAGAGGATGAGCACCGTTGCTTCTGGCCTTGAGGACGACCTCATAGTCATCTGGCAGTTGTGTGAGGGTCTTGGAGAGGGTCAAAGGGCATCTACCCACCACCAAGCTCAGGATCGACGTCTGGGACGATCACTGAGGGCTTGAAGATGACTCGGTAGCGGTACACGCTTACATCGGCAGACTCCAACTGCTCAACAAAATAGGAGACGTTGTCACTTAGCCCGAGGAAGTGCTTCTTGTACTCGTCCGGGCCGATTTTGCAGGTGACCTCCAACTGATTGACCTGATCCTCGATCGAACATCGCCCCTCGATCGACAACAAGTAACTGTCGGTGATCCCATTGAAAAACACGACACGGCGCTCAATCTCAAATTGATCCGCTGCGACCGACAGGTTGCGTGATGCCACTTGGGCGTCGGTATCGCACCCCACCAATATGAGCGCACTCAGACAGAGGATGGTGATGAACCTCCCCATTAGAACGGTGCCTCATCATCGGCAGCAGCCTTCTTCGCTCGCGCCGGGGCTTTGCCTTTGCCCGCACGGAGTTTGACGACCTTCTCTTTCTCCTGGGGGCTGCCCTCCCGGTCGAACCCGTCGAACCGTTCGAACATGACCTGGCAGCGAACCCCGATGTAGTTCTCGAGGTCGACGGTCTCCTCGTCGGGATCCCAACCGAGCCCTCGCGCCCAGCCGTAGAGCTTGGATCTCTTGGACAGCTTCTGGGAGGCGAAGGCCCACGTCTCACGCTGGACCTCTTCGCCGTTGTCCAGGGTGTAGATGTCACCATCCAATTCGATGATGAACTTCAATCCGGGACCCCATTGTCCATCGGTGGTTTCCTCGATCGACGTGATCTGCCCGTCGAACCATTCGTCTTCTTCGTGTAGCTCGAAGCCTCCCGATTCGGAGACTGTCAATGTGAGTGGCATTAGGAACCTCCCTTGGTTGTCGTGGTCGCTTGGGTCTTCCCCGAATAGGGAAGTTTGGATAGTAGATAAGACGGTCATGGTGATGTAACACCTGCAACGTTTAGAGCCGGTTGATGACGCCTTATCTGAATTGCTTCAGCCGTTTCTGCGTGGTATCGAGAGTCGTACTCCTCCCATTCGATTCGGGTGAATGACTTGTAACGCATAGCACCGCTCAGATGTTGCGAGATGCGTCGCAGCAGGTGATTAGTCACACCCACATATTGCAACTGGTCACCAAGCAAAAGTCGGTAAACGACCTGAGCACCAGGAGGAGGGAAGTCACCACTTATGGAGCCAGAGTCCATCAGAGTCACGATGTCGTCTTCCGGCGAGCTTGTGATGACTTGAGTGCCAACCGATAGAAGTACGCCTTCTTGGCATGTTCCGCGCGACGCGCTCGCTCCTTGGGGTGAAGCTTGCCTTCTGGATCGACCTCTTTCTCGAATCGATCCATAAAAGCTTTGCGTGCTGGTTCAGTATTGGTGCCCCCCTGTGCATGAAGCTGGTGAGCAGCCGACCTTGACTTCATCGATCGCTGGTTTGGTGTGAGTGGCATTAGGAACCTCCCTTGGTTGTCGTGGCCACGTCATCCTCCTGGTGGAGGACATTTAAGGATCGATGCCAGTCGGCGTGTTGCTCCCAATACCAGAAGGGGATTAGGGCATAACAGCCATCACACAAACTGACCGAGTGGTGGATGTTGGCGTCTTCATCTTCGATGATGTATTCGGTGTATGGGACTCGTTCAACCGGCATGGCTCTCCTCTTCCACCATTTCCAACACCCCATCAAAGGCATCCGCCTCAAAGTCGTCCCTCCACTTCTGCACCGACCGCAAGGCGACAAAGGTGCGGAAGGCCCGCTCGGTCAGCTTCACCGGATGAGCCTTGAAGGTGGCGTCCCCGGGAAGGTGGACTACGTGGGCTTCGGTGATCTGCGGGAATGCGAGCTCGGTACCGTCGCTGGCGCCGATGAAGTCGGCGTTGGCGTAGGCCACCAGTTGCAGGGCGTGCTCCGGGTAAATGTTGTTGGAGGTCTTCCAGTCGACCGCGCACACCGCCCCGTTGTGGAGTTTGACGATGGCGTCGACGGTGCCGGCGTACTCGTATTGCCGGTTGAACACGGTGACCTCGGAGTGGAGCACCCGGTGGACGTGGGCGTTGAGATATTGGATGGCCCCGGCGATGTAGGGGAGGAGGTCGAGGTCATCGACAGCTGGCAGTTCGAGCCCGGCGTAGTCGGGCACCTTGATCTTCTGTGCCATCCACAAGTCGACCGTCTCGTGGACGGCGGTGCCGATGTTTCCCTTCCGCTTCATGTTCCGGTAGGGGGCACCCTTCAACAGATCTACCGCGTCATCCGGCGGCAGGTTCTCCCAGGAAGGGATGTGCTCCACCGCGTAACGTGCCACCTCGCGGGCGGCCCAGTTGGGTAGAGCAGGCTTGTTGAGGTTGCCGAGGATGGTGGTGACGCTCGGGACGACGAGCTCCGGCTGGTCGGTGTTCGGCGGCCAGACATAACGCCGGCCACCCTTGTTGCGGGCGAGGGAAGGGGCGCTCACACATTCTCCTCGAGCCACCGGTCGTGACAATCCTCACATTCGACCAGCCAGGCTTCGGACGGGTGCCGGGTGAGGATCAGAAAGGTCTCCGAGCCGCAGGAGGGGCATTCGGGCTGCCGACGCTGCCGGTGCCGTTCCACCACTTCGGCGGCGTACCCGGCGAGGATCTCGGCGGGGTTCATCCGTACAGCCTCCACAGGGTTTCACCGATGAGGATGCCGATGGCGGAGAGGACCCGACGGGCTTCGACGGTCACGCCACCCTCCTTCGCATCCTCCGCCGCTGCTGAGCGTTGGTCCCGGCGAAGATGCCGAAGTCGTCGTGAGCCGAATAGGAGAGCGCATAGTCCAGGCATTCGGCGCGCACGGCACACCCGGCGCAGATCCGGTGTGCCCGCCGGTCTGCCGGTCCCTGGACGGTGGGGAAGAACAGGTCGGAGGGCATCCCCCGGCAGGCAGCATGGATCATCCAGTCGGGGGTGTCGAAGTAGTCGGCGAGGTTCACACTGTCACCTCGTCGAAGAAGAACGGCCCGACTCGCTCCCGGGCCAACTCAAGATTCCGCTCGTCTAGATCGATGCCGATGCTGTCATGGCCGTGGCCGTGAGCCACCATCAACGTCGTACCTGATCCGGCGAATGGGTCGAGGACTAGGCCGGGACGCCAATCGTCGTGGCCACAGTCGGTCCAGCCGGTTGTTCTGTCAATCCGCGAAGCTCGACCGTGAATCATTCCTGCTGGATTCGGGTCATAGTTCCCGATTTGCCGACCTTCTCCAAGGTTGGCTAAAACTCTTGGTTCAGCGTTGTTTTTGGCCGGGTCTTCTAGTGACTGGTATTCCGTCTCAACGATCCGCCGACTCGGCTCCCCACACGTCCGACACACCCGTTCCGGGGTCATCGCCTTCACCAATGGCACCACCAGCTCAGCGGGAAAAACTGCGTAATGGGAGCCCTTAAAACCGCCGGGGGGGATCTCCCAGTAGTCGAGGAGGGGAGCGCCCGCAGTAGGATCGGAGTCAACCTGAGCGAGCGTTGACCAATTGCCGTCCCTCTGTTGCGAGGGCAAGTCGTGCCGAGGCGTTGCCGACCTCGCGTGAGTGTTCGGACTCGATGCCTTCCTCGTCGCCAGGTCATCCCAATACCGTTTCCCCGACAGGCACGCCACCACCACGTCAGACGTAGCTGGCCTCCACTTATCACCGAGAGCACCGACAGGTGGGTTGGGACGACACCAGGTGACCACGTTGCGTACCCGCCATTGCCCGGTGGGAGAGGGTTGGCCGGTGAGCGGGTTGAAGCCGTAGGCGAGGGCGACCCGGTACAGCTCGGGGATGAGGGTGCGGGATTTGGCGAGCGGCCAGCCTTGACCAGCGCCGGTCAGTGTGTTCGCTCCCGAGAAGGTCGGGTCGCGCATCCCGTCCGGGTTGCCTCGATCATCGGCGTAGCGGGCAAGACGACCGGAGCCACCGTAAGCCTCCTGGTACTCTCGCCACCCGTTCTCTTGGTAGTCGCCACCCGCGCCACCGCTCCCCGCGTAGGTGTCGCCCAGCTCGATCGCAATGCTCCCGTGCGGAGCCAACACCCGCCGCAACTCCTGTGTCACTCGGAGCAGCACGTCAAGAAACTCGGCAGGTGTCGCCTCAGACCCGATCTCCTTCCCCTTGTCCGGATGGTCGCTAGGCAAATAAGAGCGAAGCGCCAGAAACGGGGGAGACGTGACCACCAGATCCACTGACCCGTCGTCGATGGTGGCGAGCCCGTCAAACACGTCAGCAACCAGGTAGCGGACGGTCATTCCTCTACCTCCGGATACCACTGTTCCACCAGGCGCCCCAGCCATCCGCCGAGCAACCAGCCGATCACACCGGAGGCGAGAATCCAGAGGACGCCGATCAGGAGGATGGTGGAGAGGGTCATTCGGTCCATTCCCGTTCCCCGCATCGTCGACAGATGAAATAGAACCCAAGTCCTTGCTCGTAATCCCAATCATGTTCAGCGCATGGAGGTCGTCGCGATGATGGAAGCTGACCCTGATAAAGACGCAGGTCATGATCGGTGCAATAGACACATGGACCCATCTGCTTCCATTGACAGGTGTTATGCGTCTCCAACAAGGCATCGAAAGGGTTCGATTCAGCATTGGCTCCCATTTAGCGACACTCCCCCCGAAGCCACGGACTCCAATGCCCCCACCCTCCATCGGCGTAGAGGGCCGCAGAAATCTTCAGGTTGACCGCGGGATCGAACAGGTCGCTCGACTTATAACCGAACACCGATGCCCAAGAAGGGAGCACCTGGAGAAGACCCGACGCGCCACTCGAGGGATTGCGAGCGTCAGGGTTGCCTCTCGACTCCGCAGCGATCAGACAGAGGGCCGTCTCCACGTCATCGAAATAGACGGCCACCAGCGCCCGCCACCGTTCCACATCCACGCCCATCCCACGGAACACCGGGCTCTCCGGCTGGCTCTCGTCCCAATACCAGGGGTGTCGTTGCCGCATGTCCACCAGTTCGGCGAGCAGACCGGTCGACAGGTCGATTTCAGCGGCGGTGTGCCAGGCGTCCTCCCAGACGGTCATCTCTGCCTGAGTGTGGGCGTGGATGGGGACGAGGAGGCTGGCTGTCAGCACCAGGGTCACGGAATCCGCCCGTGTATCTGAGAATCGAACCGCCGATACGAGTCGTCGAGGGTGACGGGAGGCGGGCGGCGGGACCGGGACGCAAGCCAGCTCCATACCAGGCTCAGCACCAAGCCCGCGGAGATCCCGGTCACGCCACCCATGAGGAAACCGCTCTGGAAGGAGGTCATGACTTGTCCTCCTCATCGCGGACGATGATGAATTTCAACCGCCAAAGTTCCAGAGTCTCCCCTGTCCCCTCACGAACCTCCCAGTGGCTGGATTCATAGGGTGTCAAACCAAGATGAGCATCGATAAGGATGGCTTTGAGGTCCCAGACCATCTCCGCCTCTGGTGTCGTCTCGCGCCTCACGCCGACTCCGTCGGTTGGGTGGGGGTCCACGCAGGCACCCCCGACCCAACCTCTATCCCAGCGACCCGCGGTGAAGATCCGACAGGCAGTGACGAGGGACCGCCGGGAAGGGTTGCCGCGAGAGTGGTCAAATGGGGCGCATTTGAGGAGAGGCTGTCTAGACCTTCACTCCCGCGGCAAGACGGACAAACCAAATCTTGGTGGAGTTCGGAGCGGATGAACACGGTCACCCGGTCGTCACCACAGACAGGGCAGAAGGCGGGTTCGAGGACGGTCATATCTGATCCGCCACCCGGAGGTAAATCACACCCTGCTTGACTGTGATGTCGATTCCAATCAGCTGCGCGTAAATCGCACTACGCGCTGATGTCCAAGCATTGCTTGTGGATATCCCCTCAGGAACGTCACTTGCGAACCATTCGTCACGGTTGGCTATTGCCTTAGCGGCCACCTCTTCTATTTCCGGCCACTTGGTGAGCCGCTTGACCGGTGGAGCTTCCCGTCGGACAGTCACTTCGTCTCCTCATCCCGATACTCGCGGGGCAGCCGGTAATCCCACGACGGATCAAGACGTGGCCGGTAGACACCGAGGGTGCGACGGGGGAAATGTCGCAGGCCGACCCGAGGGAGCTCCGTGGGGGAGAGGAGGGGACGAAATCGGCCTGCGAACTTTGTGGTGGTGGTCATGATGCTTTCTCGTTGCGTTGGGTGGGTGCGGGGAGATCGAGGGTCTTCAACATCTGGTAGACCGCCGACCGTGTGACGTCTAGTACTCGGGAGATCTCAGCGACCGAAGCCCCGGCGTTGTAGAGGCTGGCGACCTTCGCCCGTCGGGCCTGGATCCCTCGTTCGCGTGGTGTGAGTGTGTCAGTGTTCAAGACATTAGACACTGTAGACCCAACCACTCTGCGTGTCAAGTATCAAGTCCACTCTTGACATGAACACTTGAAGCCCTGTATCTTCACCAGTGAGGGCTCCACCGGGTAGAGAGCTAAGGAGGCTCCGACATGAGTGAACAACTCGCCAAGGCGCTGCAGGAGAGACTGGGAGACCGAAGCCTCAGAGCGTTAGCACGGGACCTGGGTGTTGCAGTAGGCACCGCCGAAGGCTGGCTCAAAGGGTGGCGGACACCAGACATCAAGCACATCTCCCGACTGGCTGTCTATCTTGGCGTCGACCCGAGCGTCATCGTCGACTGGGAGATAGCTGCAAGCGTGACTTTACATAACGTGGATTCAGGACCCTGGCTACCACTCCGGGTCGTCCGACCTACAGACAACCGTCCTTATGCCAGCCAGGCTGCCTGAGCCGGGAGGGAAGGAGTCATGCGATGTCATGGTCATCATTCCACCGGGGGGACTATCAGAGGATGCGCCGCAATCTCACCGTAGCCCTGTTGGAGGCTGAGGCGATGGAGCCTCGGATCCAGCTTGCTTTCTCTCGAGGGCTGGTACCGGCCGAGCTGACCGCCAAGATGAGCTTGATCCGTCTCCTGTTGGAACGTGCCGACTTGTTGACCCGCAACGGGCTCGACGTCGCCATCGCGGATACCCGCCTCTATTACACCGTCTACGCTGACACCACCTATTCAGACTCAGCGTTAGCCAACAGAGGGAGAGTCGCATGAACCCATATCAGGCGAACGACCACTAGACGCTTCCGTGAGGTGTCCGATAGTCTGGACTATCTATGAGAACACCACCAGACCTGTTTGACAGCCGGCCTCCACCAATGTGGGCGGTTCTTGTCATCTCCGCGGCCGCTGCTCTTGTCGCCTATCTGGCTTACGTCGGGTTGCTTGCCCTGATCTAGTCTCCCTGAGCGGGAGCGGCGTCACCAAGAGATGCTCGACGCCACTCGTAAGCAGCCCGACCCATAAGCAAAAGACCCGCCACCATCCTTAACGGACAGTGACGGGTCTCGGCTGTAGAAGATCAGTTTACAGGTTCCGTGTCCTCTCGTCGACACGCTTCCTCGACCGGCGGTCGAGGATGAAATGGACAAACAAGAACACCAGCAGGATCACCAGCAGAGCGGTGAGTGGCCAGAAGCTCCGTTGCAGGAACCACACCGACTCGCTCAGCGTGTCCCCGCGGTCAGTGTCGACCAGCGCCCAGGTTTCAGCTCCGACAAAGATCCCGAGCCAGGCCATCCAGAACCAGAACCAGGGGCGCTTGGGGTTCATGCTTCTCTGACGATGTAACCGCCGGCGAAGCCGAGCACCGTCGAGATGGCGGCACCCACCTCGGCGGATACGTCAAGCCCCCAGACGGCACCGAGCGCCCAGGCGACGATGATGCCAAGGGCACCACCGGCACCAGCTCCGGTCACTTTGCGGGTTGGGGCAACGGACATGGGTTTACCTCCTGGTTTGATTTCATGGCGGCCGAAAAGAACACGGAGAAACGCCGCAGGGCGGGGCATCGGTCAGGAGATGTCGAAGTCGTCTCGTCGGAGGAGCCGCCGTTTCCGCACCCAGGTGTAGATCGACCAAGCGGCAAGGATGATCGGGATTCCGACCAGGAGAGCGACCACCACACTCCGCAGATTCGCCGCCCCGGTCACAGACACCAATCCTGCGGTCAGGAACATGGATTGCACTCCCAGCCGGACGCCTTCCCCGATCACCTGATGCCGGACCAACTCGTGTAGGTCGGGGTGTGGCGGTTCGGAATGCATAACAAGCCAACGCTCCCGCACCGCGTCGATGAACAGGAGGATGCTGACCAGGACACCCAAAGATGAGGCTCCGACGACTATCTCTGCTTCCATGACCCTCCTGACCGTTTGATCTCATAGAGCCTGAGTTGGGTTTCGAGGGCAGCGAGCCGCAGGCTTGTCTCACTCAGGAGACGCCGACGCCTCTCCTCCTCTGTCTTGCGTCGCTCGTTCTTCTTCGGTCTCATGGTGGTTCCACCAGGGTCACCGCCTTGTCGGTCGCGGCCACGCTCTTCATCGCCAACTGGATCCAATGGTCTCGTTCTGCTTCGAGACGCCGATATGCCTTCCCGGTGAACCACCATTCCCTGACAGCACCAGTCACCACAATGATCAGAGCTACCAAGAGTCCAAGCGGCCCGAGTAGCAAGTTGAAGAGTTCTGACTCAGTCACAGTTCATCAGACGAGCTTCACCGTGTCGCCGCGGGCCAGCCCGCCACCACCGCCGGCCTCTTCCAAAGTTTTGACGCGTGCTAGCAGATCCTTGATCGCATAAACGCCGGCCCGGTCCAGGAACGTAGCGAGCTCGTCGTTGAAGGCGACGCCTCCCGGTTGGGTGGCTGAGGACATCACCCCGGCGGCTACCGCCCGGTCGAATGCGGGTTTGAGTACGGCCTGGCCGTCGTCGGCTTTGCTGTTGCGGTCAACCATGTCTTCCTCCATGAGGGCTTGGGTGTCTGTTCTGATTTGTGGCATCGGGTTGGTGAACCCACCCCACCGTGGGTCGATCTTCCGTGTCGTCCACTCCCGGTGGCCGACCACCCGGAACGCGGGGTCCCAGCCCATGTGCTGGCAGATGGCGGCGTTAGACCGGATGAGCGCGTCACGTTGGGCATCGGCGATATAGGTGCCATTGCCGAGATGTTGGACTTCGTTGTCGATGAACCAAGCGTTTCCGCCGACACCAGGGTTAGAACCGGCGGGCTGGCCTGAACTGTTGTAGGTGTCGGATGATGCCGGGAGCGGTTTGTCGGAGCTGACCGCGGCCAACACCTTCTGGTCTCCGTAACCCGAATCGAATGCCCACCCGGCGTTGAGAATCACTACCACCCCGTCACCTCGGATGGTCAGATTGCACTTCTCCTCGAGCGACGAGTTGCGGTAATAGGGAGGGTTGGGGTAGTCGATGAGGATCGACGACCCGGCGGTGTGGTGGTTGAGGAGTCCGACCGGCTTGTAATCGGAGAACGGGCGCATCGTCCGGGTCTTCCAGCCGGTGTGTTCGACGACGGTGAGCCCGGCGTCCCGGTGGATGTCGACCAACCAGTCGAGTTTCATCGCTCCTCCTATCCGAGCCCGTATAGGGCGACCCGGGACCCGGTGACAAAGTTGGTGCCTGCTTCAGGGACCAGTCGGATGATGTCGATGACAGACGTGTTCTCCCAGCGGCCGGAGAAGATCGAGTCGTACCAGGTCGCATCGTCGACGAAAACACCACGGCCAATGAACAGCTTGTGGTGGTCGGTGTCGGCATACCCGAAGATCTTGAACTCGACAGCAGCGAACGACCCGCTGGCTGCGGTAACGGCAGCGACAATCCCGCCTTCTACTTGGGCGCTAGCCCCCGAGGTGAGCGTGTTCGCAGTGTTGCCCTCGAACCGGCGACGTGTCGAATAGTTGTTACCGGCGTCGATGGTGGTATTACCGACCCGGATGTAGACCTCGTCGGTGGCGACAGCCGCCCGGTCGGTCCGCAACTCACAGAGGAGCAACAAGTCTCGATGTGCTCCCGTGATACCGGAGAACTCGATATTGGTCGCCGCAGCGCCAAGCACCGTTTCAGCGAGGAGCACCAGATCCCCGCCGCCTCCACCAACGGCCGTTGGTAACCAGCCCATCAGCCGCCCTTCCCCACCGTGTAATGCTCAGCCACTTCAGCGGCGGTCAACGCCCGGTCCCAGACTGCGACCTCGTCGAGCTGGCCGTCGACACGGTATTTCTCCGAGAATGATTCGGCTGCATCCCAGCCGATAGACACGATCTCTGTGTTGGCGGTGATGCTCAGCCCACCAGTGTCGGTGTCGACCAGCACCCCGTTGAGATACAACCTTGTGGTTGAGGTTCCGTCGAATGTGACGACGGCGTGGTAGTCGGTGTCATTGGAGAGGGCTCCTGAGGCCACAACCTGGATGTCGGTGTTGTCGGTGAAGAACACTCCTGCTGCGACCACCCCAAACTCCCAGCCCAGCTTCGACGTGTCTCCCTCCCGTTTGTGGATGAGGATTTGAGTGATCGAATCGAGGGCGTCGCCGTTGAACCAGGCTTCGAGTGTGAACGGCCCCGAGGTGAAGTCCATGTCTGCCCAGTCCGCGCCATTCACGCCCTGGTTCGATCCGTTGAGATCGACCGATGGTGAGCCTGAACCATCTTTCATCACTCCGGCGGCACCGAGGGTCGGAGCGTTGAGATAGGTGGCGTTGAACGGCCCGGATGCGTGGCCGGCGGAGTCGACGGCGGTAGTCCCGGAGGCCTCGTCGAAACGCCAGTAGGCGAGCGGCCCGTCGGCGAGGACAACATCCACATACCGGCGGCGGGCCGACCCGACGTCGACCAGGTAGAGGGCCAAAGACGCCGACGCCAGGTCGTGGGTCAACGAGTCGTCGTGGTCGACGTACACCTTCACCTGGTCTCCGGCCAGGAACGGGATGGCAGGGGCGACCCCTTCGAACAGCCGGCCATCCACCGCGGTCCACAGACCGGGGTCGTCATCCGGCGGCCAGACAACGGTCTCGGCACCGCCGCGGACCCGGACGATCCAGACGCTGCCACCACCCTCCCAGGTGTTCCACCCGATCAGAACAGCGACGTTGTAATAGCCGGGCTCTTGGATAGTGACCTCGGTGGCCGGGAACGTGGGGATCGCAAACGCCAACGTGGTTATGACCGCCGACAGATTGGCCCAGGCGACCTCCTCACCAGATACCGCGATCGTCTGGGTGGTGGACCGACCCAGGTGGATGTGGGCACCCGTCCTCTGCCCACCGGCTGCGAGCAGAGCCGTCTGGGTACCACCACCTCGGCCCGGCCGACGCTTCAATTCGTCGAGCAGGAAGTCGACCGCCTTGGCGAGTGCGGCGTCGGGTGAGAACACTGTCGACCCTTGCACCACATACCTGGTGGGGGTCTGATGCGCCCAGGTGATCCGGCGCACCCGGCGGGCTTCCTTGGCGAGTATGCCGGGGAACTGCCACCAGATCTTCGACCCCTCCTCGTAGTCGATGAGGGGGACCGAGGAGTCGGAGCCGAGCACGGTGGCGGTGGCGGCGGCCAGGTTGTCGGCCTGCTCTGCGAAGTGAGCGTCCAAAAGTGCTTGAAGGGAGTCATTGGAGCCGAGTTGCTCGGCGTCGACGATCCGCTCCCGGCGCCCCATGTTGGTGACCAGCGTGGCGTCGGTGTCCTCGAGGGTGAGCCCTCCCGGCCCCCAGGCCAGCATCGTGGAGAACCGGGGGATCCGTTTCACGATCTCGGCGTCTTCGATCTTCCCCCCGGCGGTTACCGACGCTCCACCTGCAGCGGTCGTCTGGTCGTCGATTTCGCTGCCGGGAGCCCACAGCTGCAGATCATGGGTGTTCCCGCCGGATGGGACCGCCTTGGCTTTGACCCGCCATTCCCAACCCATCGAATGCAGCGTTCCGAGTGGCTTGCCGAGGTGGGCGTTCTCCCCGAACCATGCGGTGAACGACATCGGTGTCACCGTGTTCCCGGCGGTGTCGGTGGTGTCAGTGAAGTCGGGGTCCAAGAAGGTGGCGGTGCCGCGGGTTTGGGCGGCTTCGAGAAGCTGGCGGATGATCTTGGTCCCGGTGGCCTCCGGGTCTCCGGCGAGGAAGGTGGCCCCCTGCCAGTTCACGTAGAAGGCGCCGGCGTTGGCGGGGTCGACCGCCACCCGGAAGATCACCTGATTGACTCCGGCGGGGATGGTCAGACTGTCGATGGTCAATGTCTGATACGACCCTGAGGTGAGGGTGACTACTTTGCGGGCGATCCGTCCTCCGAAGATGTCGCGGACGACGATGATGAACAGCCCGGCGGATGAGACAGTCGGCTGGACCCGGATCGAAATATTGGAGTAGGTCTCCCCGGGGATCACGTTGAGGACGATCTGAGACCCAGCGAAACCGTTGAATGCGTTGACCCTGAGCGTCCAGTCGGCCCCCGTGTCGAGGGGGGTGGTCCGTACTTCGAGGGCGGGCACACCGTAGGTGCCATGCTGGTCGGGGTCGCCCGCCTCGGCGTCGATCGGCTTGGAGATGGTGATCGGCGACGGGTCGAAGCCGCCTTCGAGAGTTTTGGCGAGGACGTGAGAGTTGGCTGGTGTCAGGTTCGACCCGTCCACCGTGACCGTTGTCGGATCCGGTGGGTTGTAGAAGGTGATGATCCACGGGTCGGCAGCGGTCCCTGACCCTGAGACAGTGACGTCTTGAACTGTGGACAGGCCCTGCAGACCCGACCCGGCATCCACCCCCGAGCCTTCCAACCCGTCGGCGGAGATGTCGAAGGCGAGGGCCTCAGTGGTGTCACCGTCGACGGTGACCGTGAATGTCCCCGCGGTGGCGGTGGTATGGAGGCTCCACTCCTCTTTGATGTTCCCCAGGTCCTCGAGCCCGAGAGGCGGGAGGATGTTCTCGGTGCCCCACTTCCAATCCTGGGCGCCGTCCCGATCGGTTTTCGGGTAGATGCCGATGGTCTCGACGACCCCATTGATTTGAGGTCCGGTGATCGCCCGACGCGACGGTCTCTCCTCGGGAATCGCCACCCGGGCAGCCTCGAACTCATCGATGAGCTGAGCACCGGCAAAGGCTCGAATCAGGGAGCCTGTGGAACCGGTGACCTGTGCCAGGTCAGGCCAGTTGGCGGGGACCAGCAGTGTCTCGTCGGTCCAGCCTGACAGCTCTTTGACACCCGACGAACCGGCTAGAGCGTATTGGGCTGGGACGGCGAAGCGTCGTTCGAACGTCGCCGATGTGGGGAGGGTCCACACCTCGAAACGGAGCAGCATCTAAGCCCACCTGTTACGCCATTTGATGGTCGTCGACGCGGTGGTGACCACCGTGACCGTCGAAGCCTGCTGCAGCCGACACCAGGCGAGCTCGGTGAAGCTGACATCCCCGCGGACGTCTGCCCCCGTGTTGTCGAGGACGGTACCTGCCCCGACGTCGACGGTCACCGGGTAGGTGGGCCCTGCGGCGGCGGTGATCTGGTATTCGGATCCGTCAGGGTTGGTGACCGTCACGGTAGAGGCAACCGAGAAGATGATGATCGGGTCGAAGATGACCCGGTCTCCTGATGTGACCACCGCCGGCGGGTTGCCTACCGCCGATGATTCAGTGGCAGCCTGCCACGAGCCGGACGGGACGGTCAGCAGGAACACATAGACGTGACGTTGCGCGCCGACGAATCCGGGCGTGTTCGACTTGACAATGGCACGCACAGCACCCATGTGGGGGAGAGTGCGGGTCAGGACCGGCGCCGGTTTGTTGATCTCTCGTTTCAGCAGCGACAGATTCTCATAAATGTGTCCGGCTTCTCCGTCGGCATGGTTGACCGCCCCTGTCTCGTCGGTCCATCGGAGGTGGACTCGAAGGGTGGCGACCAATGGTGAGAAGGGAGCTTCATTGTCGAATGTGATCCCGTCCCTGCCCGGCACCTGGACACCGACATCACTGTATGGGGAGGGCACCTCGTCTTCGATGGTGGCGAACGTGGCCACGTCGAGAAGGTCGAGGGCATTGATAGCGTGGGCGTAATCCCATGTCATAGCGTTTCCATCCGTCGCAGCACCGAATGGATCGCCCCTACCAGTTGGGCGTCAGTGTTGGTGTTCCCCGACGATTGGATAGGGATGTTCCAGGTGTTGTTGGTGTTGCCCATCCCGGCGATCAGCCGTTGCACGTCAGCGTTCGAGACGACGAACCCGGAAGTGTCTGGGATCCACAACTCGGGGCCTCGCTCCCCAAGAATGGCCGGCTGGCGAGCAGCGACACGACCGCCATGCTGGCGGAACTGGATATTCCCGACCTGGGCACCCTCTCCCGCCGCGATGGCGTCAATAGCCAACTTGCTGCCGCCGGTCTTGAAGAACACTGTGAGGTCGGCCCGGGCGCTGGTCCCGTCCAGGGTGTCCAACCGTTCCTGGACTATGGCTAGATCCTCAGCGGTCAAACCGAGTTGTTCGCCGAGCTGGAAGAAGGCTTGCTCCGTTCGACCCATCGTTTCTGGAAGAGCAGACGCCGACGAGTTGGCCTCCTGCTGAGCTTCCAACAGTCCGAACAGGGCTTCCTCCACGTCACCGGTAGACGCCTCAGCATCATCGGCTACGTCTTTGTAATTGGCCATGGCGTCAGCTAGGCGTTGCTGATCGCTGATGGCCCGAAAGACAGGGTCGGTAAGACGCCGGAAGGCTGTGTCATACGCTTCGATTGCCACCGCGGCATCCTGGATTGCAAGCACAGTCTCTTCAAAGGCGGACGCTAGATCTTCTTGAACATCCACTGCAACGCTGGCGGCAACACCGGTCCTTTGGAGATTGTTAGCCACTGTGTTGACTCCACTCGACAACCCCTCGGCTGCTTCGTCTCCTTCGAACCATGATGCCCACAGTTCGTCAAATGCGTCCTTGAGGTCGAAAATGACACCGCCGGGTAGCGATCTGAAGAGACGCGTAAACAGATCCCCTTGAAACGCACCCGATGACTCGACATCGTCACTGCTCTGCCCGAGATCGTTGAGGAGCCCGATGAGATCTGCTAATGGTTCTGCGACCACCAATACACTGTCAGCCACTGTGATCAGAACCGGTACTAGCCCTTCACCGAGAGCAATCTGAAGGTCGGTGACTCTCCCCTTCAAGAGATCAAGTTTCCCCTGGAATGATTCCAACTGTTTGTTGGAGACATCTTGAGTGATTCCACCCATCTCACGGACGTTTGTCTCATACTCCCTGATGGCGTCCGAGGTGCCCAGTAGGACAGTGAGTGCAGAGATGGACTTGTCGGTAAACCCAAGGGTCGCCAGTTCAGCCTTCCTCTGAGCGTCTGACATTCCCCCAAGCCGATCTTCCAACTCTCCGATGATGTCAGCAAAAAGGCGGAATTCGCCTCGAGAGTCGAACACGGCGACACCGGCTCTCTCGAAAGCATCCACGTTGGCGAGGGCACTCGTCTGAAGATCGCGCAGCACAATGGCGAATTGGGTGCCGGCCTCCTCACCCTTGACGCCCTGATCGGCAAAGGCCGCAAGAACTGCCACACCTTCCTCGATGTCGATACCGACCGACCGCATCGCAGCACCGGCCTTATTGGTTAACGCCTCCGAGAACTGCTCCACTGTGGCATTGGCGAGAATGTTGGCTCCAGTGAGAGCATCCGTTACCCGCGTTAGATTGGTGAGATTCTGCTGGGCATCGTCAACAGTGAGACCCAGCGCCGATTGTGCGTCAGTCGCTAGATCCGTTGCCCGCGCCATATCGAACATGCCCGCCTGAGCGAACGCAGCAACTTGCGGCATCGCGGCTATGGCTTGTTCAGCGTCTAAACCTGCCGACGCGAGGAAGAAATACGCTTCCGCCGCGTCCTCCGCGGCGATCCGGGTAGTCTTGCCCACCTCCCTGGCCGCGTCGGACATGTCCTCCCGCAATGTCTCGGAGACATTGCCCATGATGGCTATGGACTGGTTCATAGCATCATCGAACCCGAGGAAGGCCTGAACAGAATCCTTCCCGAACTTGGTGACCGCTCCCACCGCGATCCCGGCAACCGCGAATTTGGCAGTGGTCGCCAGGCCGCTCATCTGCTTGTCAAGTTTCCCGGTGGCGACCCCAGTGGTCTTAGCTGACTGGCCTATCTGATTCGTTGACGTCGCTGCCTGCCTGGCCGCCTGGTTGTACTGCTGAGCGTCCATCCTGAGCTGGACGAGCAATTGCTCAACTGGCATTACTCATCTTCTCCTCTCGCCGGGAACCACCCGAATGTCAACCCATGCTGATCCTCTGATCGAGCCCGGTTCTGCTCCCGAACCTTCTCCGCGTAGGGCTCCATCTCCGCGCACACCGGGCAGATTCGGTAGCCCGGCTCGAGGCCAGCCAGCTCTTCTTTGTCCCACGGCCAATGCCCACAGGTGTTCCGGGTGCGTTCCTCAGCCAAGAACATGTCGACGACATCACGGTCGTCGGGCAGCCATTCGGGCTCGCCCGGTTCCACGACGCGGCCCAAGAACACTGAATAGGGGATGTGCCCTTCTACTGCGTAGGTGACACGGGATCGGAAGCCGGCGTCTTTGCGGAACCGATCCCTAAGGTAGGGAGGGTTGTGACTCCCTTGTTGGTCTTATCCCAGACCAGTATCCACAGTCGTGTCCAAATCGCATCCGACCAGTCCCCCGATTCATACATCTCCACCCATTCATCAACGGATGCTTCAGGTTCGATCACCGATTTGGCGAAGAGGTATGGGAGGATCGTGTCGTAATTGAATCGCGGTGGGTCGATCACGATCAGAGGATTGTTCTTATCCTGGGTCTTCCATTCCTCCAATTGTTCGGACGTCGGAGGGTGTTCATTGAACAAATCCTCAAGTTCGTATCGTGGGATGGCTTGACATACAAAAGAGACCGCTGCCTCACGAGCGGCGGTCTCAGCCTCATCTATGCGTTTCTGTAATTCGGGTAGCTTCGAGCCGAGCCCCTGATCCAGACGGGCCTCCATCTTTCTCTGCGCGATATGTTCGGCTCTCGCCTCTTCAAGCTCGATACGAAGCGTGTCGTCGAGAATAAAGTCCTCGCTGTTTCGACGAGGTTTGTACCCGAGATCCTTGAGGCTCACGTCAGGACAAGATCGCGAATGACCGTGTCGAGGATTTCCATCGGAACCGACATCCGCCGTGGGTCACCACGAGGTGTGTCTACATCCGATTTGGTACCCACCGACACCGCAGCCGCGTCACACTTGTCACCGATCGCCGGTGTCCCATGGTCGCCAGCAGCGATGTTGCCACCTTCAAACTTGACCAGCCAGTAAGGCGTGTCGTCATCGAGGGCTGGGATTGCCACCGCGCCCGTCTTCCGACGGAACGCTTCGACGGTGAGACTGTCCAATGTCAGGGTGCCGGGTTCATTGTTGTCCTGTCGAGATGCGATTACCGATGTGTCCATCCGGTTGGTGGTGCCGGCAAAGTTCAACGGTGCTGGCAAGTCGGCGTGGATCGCCACCCCGGCGTTGACCGCCGCGGCCGTAATCGCCGTCGGCCAACCAGCCGGTTCGGTTGCCAGGACATAGACGCTCTGCTCAAAGCCTCCTGGGGTTGCCATTATTCGTTCTCCTCAGTCTCAGGCTGGGCCTTCTTCGACGCCAGCTTCCATCCGCGGGCCTTCCACACCTGCTCGAAGCTCTGCTCCGAGACGAGGACAGGGGCCTCTTTCGTGTGTTCGAGGTCCGGGTGGACCATCGCCACTTGTTTGCTCATCGTTCTCCTAGCTCACATAGACAAGGAACCGGTCGGTCGAGTAGAAGACTGGGCCGTCGTCGTCCCTCAGCACCCCCGACCCAAAGTCGAGCTCGATTGGCCCGGTGTCCCAGCCTGTCACGACCGGCTGGTGGCCAAGCAGGGCGGTACGCACGTCGAACTGCAACTCCTGCGCGGCGTCCATGCTCGCTCCGACACAGGTCACCTGGAACAGTTGGCGGCTGATCTGGTTCGGATCGGAGAGTGACCCTTGGGTGTCCCGATCGGGTAGTGGATAGAGGACCGAGTAGGGCGGTGAGGCGTTGGGTGGCCTGACCGCGTCGCCGACAGGCTTCGATGTCTGCGAGGAGATACGGGCGGCGAGCGCGTTGTAAAGGGGTCGTGGCGCGTGGATCGTGGTCATGTCAACTGGCGGATGACCCGGCGCCCAGCATCTTCGGCGGCAGGACGGACGAGACGGTTCACCGTAGGGCCAACGAAGGGCTGCGGGGCAGTATCTGATGTTCCATACTCGACGAAGCCGCCGTAAGGAGCACCGACCTCGACGCCATCTCCGGTCTCACGAATCGAGTCTCGGAGCGCCCCGGTGTCGACCGGTGCATTGCGCCGCATCTCGTCGGCCACCTTCCGAGACCATTCAGCCTTCCACGGCTCCTCGACGACCGGGGAGTTGAGCCGGGCGGCGAACCGGGTTACCTGGGATGCGTCAATCATCGGTGACCACCTTGGTCTCGTAGCGGCGATGGGTCAGGTAAGAGTCGGTGAACCCTCTGAGCACGGTCAGCGTCGGGATGTCAGGGTCGAGCGTCGACGTAACCACCACCTCGTCACGCTCTTTGAGCTCGGCGGCATCGAAGGGAAGATGCAGGTCGTAGTCAACCTCCTGTCGACGGTCCTCTCCGAACTCGGTCTCGGAGGCGCTGGCCGGTCTCGCCAGACATTCCCCGGAGTAGGGGTTCGACGTCGGATACTCGGTTTCCCCAGTCGTCTCGTTGAAGGTGGGCATCGAGAAGTCGTAGCGGGTGACCACGCAGGAGTCGACGAACCGGGTCGCCCACTCGGTACGGAAGAAGGCGACCGTCGAAGAAGCGACGCTCATGCGAATCCCAGCGGGATGCTCCGGTAACGTCCCAACTGGGCGATCTCATGCTCTTCTAAGTAGACGAAAGCGGTGAGCCCGCCACCAGCGAAAGACTCTCCGCTACCGGTGGCATAGGTGACGGTGTCCGACCCGGATAGGCTCACCGACTGGACGGCTCCAGCCGAACCTGCAGGAATAGCCGCCGAAGCCGCTCCCTTACGGAACGCCCGGGCCACCACCTCAGCGCACATCGACCCGAGATGCTCGAGGGCGATGTCATGCAGGTCGTCAGTGCCAGCCAGGTACCCGCCTTCGTAGACCACTTCGATCGACTGAGGCTTGTACGCCTTCCAGAGGATCTGGGATCCAGTGGTGCTGGTGCGGATCACCTTGCCGTTCGGGTACCATTTGAAGTCGGTGACAGCGAGCACCACAGCATCCTCAGTAACGGTCGTGACTTCGGTGACTGGCCAGGTCCGAAGGAAGAGGGCCACCCGGCCGCCGTCGAACGTGTCGGTGCGGGTGCCCGACTCGAGAGGCCGTCCCACATGGGATTCGATGAGTGCCTGAGCGTCGGCGATCAGCGCAGTAACCGTGGCGTCGGGTTCAGCGGAGATATCCCATTGAAGCTTCTGTTCGACGTCGAGCTGGGTGCAAAGGGCCATCTCTCTCCTTTACCAGGGTGGCGGGTCGTTAGGGCCGAGCGGCGAATACGCCACACCCGCCGACGTGTAGGCGACGGGGGCGGGAGCCCAGAAGGTGAGAGCGGTCCTCGTCCCGCTCGCGGTCGATGTCTGATCTTCTTGGGTGACCGTGGCCGACCCGGTGAACGTGGGCAGGGAGAACGTGCCCATGCCCAAACCGGTTTGGGCGTCCTGGAAGGCTGCAAGCGTACCGGTGAAGGCGGGAGCGGTGAACGATCCTGAAGCGGCCGCAGTGTCGTCTTGCTGAGTCGGAGCGGCGGACCCGGTTACCGGGCCAGGAGTGAACGTGCCCGAAGCCGTCGACGTGTCGTCTTCTTGGATTGGTGAGCCGACACCGACTTTGGCGTCTGAGGTGAACGTGCCGGTCGCCGACCCCGTGTCGGATTGTTGGGTGACGGCTGCGCTACCGGTGAACGTTCCCGAAGTGAACGTGCCGGAGGCGGTCGAGGTTTGATCCGCCTGGGTCGGGATGCCGGAACCGGTGACGGTCGGGGCGACGAACGTACCCGACGCTGTTGAAGTGTTGTCGTCTTGTGTGGCGGCAGCAGACCCTGTGAGAGTCGGATTCGTGAACGTGCCGGTCGCAGTTGAAGTGTCGTCGGCTTGAGTTGGGGAGCCACTGCCGGTGAACGACCCAGCGACGATGATCTGGACGACTTCTGATCCGGACGTCCAGGTTCCCGACCAGCCGAACACCTGGTAGTCGTAGTCGTTTTCAGCCGGCCCGACGTCAGTGTACAGGTTGGGAACCGTGCGAGCCAGCGGTGTGTCAACGTCGGGATCGAATACTGCACCGGTCTGGGGTGTGCGGCGGAACACCGCGTAGTCCCAGCGGACCCCCGACGCTGTCGACGTGTCGGCTTGCTGTGTTGGGCTTGCGGTTCCGGTGAACGTCGGCGGGGTGAAGGCGCCGGAGGCTGTCGAAGTGTCCGCGGCCTGTGTAGGGCTTGCCGACCCGGTGAAGACGGGAGCGGTGAAAGATCCCGAGGCGGTGGAGGTGTCGTCTTCTTCTACTGCGACAGCGGATCCGGTGAGGGTCGGATTGGTGAAGGTGCCCGACGCTATGGAAGTATCCGCTTCTTGGGTCGAACTGGCTGAGCCGATGAACGTCGGGGGAGTGAACGTACCCGACACTGCACTCGTGTCGTCTTCTTGAGTAGGAGAGGCAGAGCCAGTGAACGTCGGGGGGGCAGCCTCCCCATCCCAGATCGACCTGCCAGGGTCAGCACCAGGATCATCAACTTCGATAGTGATGGTCTGGTTGCCGTGTCCTCCGGTAGCTGTACGTTGAGCAGCAATCAAACACTCGAAACGGTCGAGAGTGGCACCTGCTGCTGAGTCCCATGCACCAGTAGTAGCGACTTTCAGCCCTGTTCCAGAAAACGCTGATTCAATTTGGGCACGGGTGTCTAAATCAGAGGTAAGGCCATTACCAACCCGAGCAAAATGCCCTGCCGACCCCCCAAGAGTGAGCAGGCCATACACCATGTCGGCACCGGCTGCGGTGCAGTCGATGACACACTGGAAATCGCCAGACTCCCAATCAGCACTACCGGGTTCCCCCGAAACCGTATTGAATAAGTAGGCGAGAGTATCAGCACCATCAGCATGGTTAGCTGAAACCAAAGTGGTAACCGACGAACCTTGGGTTAGAGACTGCTCAACCTCATGAGTGGCCGCATGAACCGAACTGGCGAGAGTGGTTGAACGGTGGTAGTAGGTTTTCGCCATTTACCCGACCACCCGACCGTCAACAACGTTCCCTTCGGGTACCCCTTCAGTCCATTCCCTCCACCCCTTTAAACTTCGCTCTTCAACGGTGCTAGCAAAGTCAACATCAGACATCCAAATTCCGTGACGGACCAGTGACGAATCTGGTGGAACGAACTCGGCCCAAGGTTCCACAACTCTATCCGGTGAAGATTCGATTGACAGTCCCGACCCGACGTAGACCACCTGGCTCTGTCTGGTGTTATACAGCCCTCCCACCGTCTCGTCGGGGGCCAAGGTGAGGAACGTCCACTCAGCGGCATAGAACTCAGTCTCTGCCCGGTCGGTCAGATCATCGTTCCAGACTGTCACCTTGGCTCCGTCAGGAATGTCTTCCACCGCATAATGGTCGGCCTCGAAAGACACCCCTTGAACGTTGATGGCGTTGACCCAGCCAGGCGTCGAGTCGGCACCGACTTCCAAATTAGGCAAAACACGGAAAGGTAAGGAAGCCCAATCTACCGAGTCAATTTCCTGCCAATCGGAGGGTGGGACTGTTGCCCATTGATAGAGAATCTTCATTAGAAGCTGGCATCCCACGTCAGGTCGACATCCGCACCGGTTTGGACGGCAGCAAGGTTGGCCGGGTCGAAGCCGATCCCGTAGGTGGTGGCTATGTAATCATCGAGGTTGGCTCGCTCGGTGGAGTCCAGGGCTTTGTGCCAGGAGGCAGCCAAGGCAACATCGCCACCGAAGTTGCCAGCAGTGATCTCGCCCATGTAAATGTCGTCGTAATCCAGCGTTCCGCCCTTGGCAGCCGTGGCTACCTGGACTCCGTTGTGGTAAAAGACCACATCGGCCCCGTCCCAGACGATGAGCAGAAAGGCATCTTGGGTGGTGTCCACTCCTGATGTGGCTAATTGGATGTCGCCAGCCTCCGTGGTCCTGACGAACGTTCCCCACTCCGACGCCGTCTCCCCCTCGGTAAAAGCAAATATCCAATCGAAGGCGGCTCCTTCGAGACCAAACGGCCAAGTGCGCGAGGTTCCCTCGGCGGTAGCTCGACACACGACTGCTATTGAGACTTCCGTCAGACCAGAAGCAATGAAGGTTTCGTCTCTGCGGCGAAAATCGTCTACCCCGTCGAAACGATAGACCGCGTGACCGTTCAACTCATTGGTTTCCCAGGTAGGCTGGGTGCCGCCGATATTGAGATGCCAGCCATTACCAGACTGGTCGGTGACGACAGCAACCGGATCGCCATCGACTAGCCCAGTGTGGTCTTTAGCTTCGTAGCGATTTGCGAGACTTGCGGTGGGAAAACCGGTGAACGTGCCGCTCGCGGTGGGTGTGTCGTCGGCTTGGGTGGGTGAGGCCGTCCCGGTGAACGACGCAGCCCCGAGGTCTCCACCCTCGAAGTCGTCGATGGTGTTGGTATGCGAGACGAGCAGGCCGGTTCGTAGCTGCCCGCTGAACGTGGTATCGGTGGTAGGGCCGACCACGGACACGTTGTTAGCGAAGCCTTCCAACTGGTCGCCGTTGACATCTAAGCGGAGAACGACACCGTTCCCGGGAGCGGCTGCATCGACCGAGGCGATCTGGGCGAGCGTGCCGTTGGTGACTTTGAAGAGCCGGTAGGTGGAAGTGGTGGTGTTGCGTACCAGGAAGAGATACCCGGAGTCCGCCGCCGGATCGAAACGGACTATGATCCCAACAGTGTTGGTGGTCCCGGCCCAGGTGACCACCGTGACCTCCGCGGAATGGTCGTCGGAGGCCAGGTCCGATTCAGCTCGGTAACGCAGGTTGTTGACGCTGGAGGTGCCTACGGCGGTGTCGGAGGCTTCTAGGACCGTAATATTTTGGCCGGCACTTCCGAAGGTTTTGGTCCACGAGTGCCCGCCGTTCGGCCCGGTTGCCGTGTGGTCCTGGAGAAGCGTGTTGGTGGCTTCAACGAACGTGTCGCCGATCGTCGCCATCAGACCACCCCCCTACGGACGGGAACATTCCACACCGTCGATGACCACCCTGGTCTCGGGATGCGGGTTCGCCCAGTCCACGTCATCACAGGTCAGGTTGGTTCCGTTGACCGTGAACGTGATCGGCTGGCCGTTCGAGATAGGGGCGTCCGCGACGAGGATGCGGGTGGCGGTTGTGTTGGTGAACGTGACCGTCCCGGCGAACGCGTGCTTACGGAGGATGATCTCCCCTACGTCGGAGTCGGAGAGCACCCAGCCGACCGCGTGGACTTCGACGTAGGGGACGGTGACGTTGCGGTAGTCGTAGTCGTTCCCGTAGGCACCGTGGTCGATGCCCCCGCCCACCCCGGTCTCGTTGATCTTCGAGGGAGAGGGAGTACCGACGAACCCGTCGATGATGTGGTGGTTGCCGTCGTTCTGCCAGACGAAGATGGCATGGCAGGGTCCACCGCTGAAACTGTTATTCTCGAACACCCACACGTTGCCGCCAGGATTCCCGGCAGCTTTCGCTGGCCAGTCGAATCCTGAGCAGTCCTTGACATGAGAGGGGGTGACGTTGTGAGCCTCTGAGTTGCGGATCACGTTGCCCGACCCCGCGCCCAACGTGTAAGCAGCGAGGAGGAACCCTCTGTTGTCGCCGGGCGTGTTGGTCACTCCGTCGACCACCATTCCGTCGACGATGATGTCGTTGGAGTTGTCCAGGGTACAGAAGTGGTCCCGCCCGTTCCTGCACTCCCAGCTCGGGTCGCCTTCCGTGTTGGTGCCAGGCGCGTCCCACCACAGTCCCGGGCCCTTGACGTTTTCCGCCCGGTCATTCAAGAATGTGATCCCATGCGAGCCGTGAGGGACGAAGGCCCGGTTCAACGAGTCGCGGACGGTCACATTCTGAACCAGCGTCTCCCGCGTGGTGTCGTAGTTGAGATGCCAGTGGAGCGGGTAGAACCCGAGTTGCGGACGACCCGAATCCTCGATGGTCATGTTCCGCAAGGTGGACGGCCCGGCCCCGTCGGTGAACATGATTCGACTCACGTTCGTGACAATCACCCCGTTCCAGTCGAGGGTGCCACCGTTGACCACGAGGATCTGGTAGCCGTTGCCCTCCAACCGCCGCGGACCGAAATTCGTCCCGTAAAGCTGATGTTCGGTCCCGTCGACTATGAGGTCGCCGGTCAACTCCATGCTCATACACGCCGCGTCGAGACAGCGGATAGGCGAGGCCTGCGCGGGCAACGGCAGCCCCAGACCGACAATAAGTGCGAGCGCGGTGAACACGCCTAACAGGCGACGCATGAAACCCCCCTGTCAGATCAGGGGTTGCCGGCCGTGATGGTGAACGAGCTGATGGCGACGGTCCCGCCTGCGACAAACGAAATGCTGTCGAAATTGAGATCGGCGCCGGACACGGCCACGTCACCGTCCGTCACATGAGTGGGGACGGTCGATTCGATACGGAACCATGATGCGGTCCCCGTCGCGTCAGCGGACGTGTCGTCAGCTATGGCGTTCAACGTGAGAACCCCACCGGTCGCGGCAGGGGCGAACGTGGCGTTGCAAACCTGTTCGGACAGTTTGGTCGTCTCCGCCCCACCCGTCGCCGGACGTGTCCCAGAGAAGATTTTCAACAACGCCGACGCACCGGCCAGCGCCGTGATCTCGTCTAACTGGTTGTTACGCAAAGTCGCGTTGTATCCCAGGGCCACTATTCCTTCTCCTCACATGTGTCAGCGTGGACGAGTTCGAGCCCCTCGTATCCACATTCGGCGTTGCCGCACGGTGGAGGCGGTGGGGTGAACGTGCCGTACGCTTCGATCTTGAAGTCGTCCTGTTTGACTTCAGCCACTTTCAGCCTCCAATGCTCCAAGGATCTGCTTCTTGGTCATTCCCTCATCGGCTTCCACCCCCGCCGCAGCGGCGGCCTCGAGCAGTTCGGCCTTGTTCAGCTTGTCGAGGGGTTTGGGTTCCTCAAGCTCCTTCAACCGTGCTTTGAGCCTGTGCACCCGTTCGGTCTGGCCGAGTTGTTCGGCTTGGACCAGGTTGGCTTCTAAGTGGGCTTTGATGCCAGCCATCAGAACACCCGTCGCCAGGTGGCCGTCGCGTCGACAACCGTCGCGCCGTATGCAGGCGCGGTCGGTTCCGTGGTGGCATGGGATGTGCCGGCGGCGACACACACCAGCAGCTCACCGGTGGACAGGTCGACATAGTCCCCGAGCGCGTAAGCGGTGGATACGGCCCACAAAGTCGAGATGAGATCCCGACCAACGAAATCCAAATCACCGGTGACAACAGCACGTCCCAACTGGTCGGTGGCGTTGCTGGTTCCTGGTGTGACGTTGGTGAGTAGGCGACCCAGGTGATCGCGTAGGTTGAGAGTTGTAACCATCGGTTACCTCCTTCAAGTAGCGAGGGGGGACGCTCGTGCGTCCCCCCTCAATTCGATCAGGCTGCGGTCAGTTCGATGATCCCGCCGTCCTCGATGGTCAGTGGGGTGAAGTAGCCGGCGTAGGCCACCTGAACACCAAGCACAGACGGCTCGATGACAGACAGCAAGCCGACACGCTGCTCGTAGGCCTCAATGGCGGCTGTTGAGAACAGAAACGCCTTGGTCGATCCGAGGCCAGCCGACATGACCGTCTGTACTCCGGCTACACGCCCCTGCGATCCGGATCCGAACATTCCCGCCGACAAACCTTCACCGGTCTCGGTGACATTGGTGATAGGTGGGAACAGCGGGCCGAACGCGGCCAGCCTGTCCGGAGCCAAAGCGAGAATGAGTTGACCGCGGCCTTTCACGGCCGTGTACACATCCTCGGCAGCGGACCAGAGTGCGGCGCGAATCGTGTCTGCCGTAGGTGAGGCTCCATAGCCGACAGCAGTGGCGGTGGAGGCGTCCAACTCGGTTCCCAGGGCTTCTTCGGTCTCCTCTGCGAACAGATCGGCTAGATCCTGGGCGACGATGTCCATGATCTGCGGTGAGCTGAAGTCGATGTCCTGACGAGAGATATTGACGTATCCACCGTAGGTGACCGCGTTGGCGGTCAGACGGGTGATAGTCATCTTCTGGGACACCAGCTCGGCTTTCTCGTCCCCAGCCGCACCCGCAGCACCTTGCGCTGCAACGCTGGCCCGTTGCGTCACACGGGGGCGATGCCATGTGGCAGCCGGCATGGGACGAGGGCCCAGCAGATTGATCAAGGGTCGCACCGAATCGGTGTAGTTGACCACCGGACCGATAAGCGGATCGGGGACCACACCGAGGTTGTCGGCGGTCTTCTGATGCGAAGCAGCACGGGTGTACACCTCAAGCCGTTGATGTGACTCGCGGCTTCCTTTCATCGCCGCGATCACATCAACCATGTAGTCGCCCGCGGTCCCATACTTGACACCACCGGGCTCTTCACGCCTGGTGGCGATCCGCTGGTCGAGCTCTGTAGCTCGAGTCTGGAATTGGTCGAGAACCTGCTCGGTTTTATCGAAACTGACAAGACGCGCGTTGATCTCCTCCATTCGAGTGGTCAACTCACTGAGCGTCGCGTCCTCCATCTCGTTGGGTTCGCGTCCCTCCTTATCGGCGTGAGAAAGTAACGCCTCGTAGGCGGATTTTTTGTCCTCCAGCTCGTTCTCAAGCTTTCGGATCTGAGTGTCCAAAGCGGACATAGCAAATACTCCTTCTGATTCGGAGACTTCACTGACTGTCCGCTCGACAGCCAGCTACCACCCACGCTCTGGGCAGTCAGCCGTGTTTTCTGTTGAGACGGTTCAACGCCGCCAGGTAGGCGGGGTCGACGTATGCCTCGTCTAGTGCTTGGGTATAAGGAGGAGCAGTACCCTCCTCCATGAGCTCTGACTGTTCCTCACGAACAGCCAGCACTTGAGCTCCTTTGAAAGCTGGCGCCCCCACCAGGCTCACATGGTCGAGAAAAGCGCGCACCACTTCGCGTAGTCGATTGCGGCGGTGAATCCGGATATCATCAAGACTATTGACCCGAAAACCAATCGACGGAGACAACATGTCATCTTCGGCCAACGCCAAGGTCTCGTCTCCTCGGATAGTCCGTCCGATCTTGCCTCGGATGAACAAACCATCCCGATGCCGTGGTTCAGCCTGAATCAGTTTGCCGACAAGTTCACCCGGTTGCCCAGGTGGATGATCTCTTGTGATTTGAATTCGTCCCGCGTGGTTCTCTAATCCATCGAATGCACCGCGGCGGAACACCTCTGCCCATACCTCCCCCCGCCAGGGAACTTCGGCTTCTTGGTCCCAGGGAACCGCGATCATGTCGATTTGGCGTAATTTCTCGTTGACATCAGCCAATACCGCGTCGCTACGGGTGAATATCTCCGACTCGAGAGCTACCGATCTGTTCTCGCTGGCATATAGGGCTGCCAGTTGAGCTTCAGCCTCTTCGCGGCTGTCATGACATCCGGCTACCGAACCATCGTCGTCTTTCACTACCGCAAACCCGGAACACGATTCGTGGTTGTCTTCAATGTGCCAAGGCATTCAAACCTCGCTTCCATCCAGTGTGGCTCCGGTGAGAGCCTGGGCGGCCACCGTATCCAACAACCGTTCAGCGGCTTGGAACTGCTCAGACGTGACCAGTCCGGCCTCTTTGAGTTTCACCCAGGCTTCGGCACGTTCGTTGAACGCCGGTCTCGAATACTCGTCACGATTCAACTCGACCGCCTGGCCGCGGGGGAGCGCCCAATTTGATAATGCCTCCATGAGACTGTTCGTGTAAGGCCGCAACGCCGAACGGTCGTGGTAGTCGAACAGTTGCGACACGTTCGCGTAGGTCATCGAATCGCCCGACCCGCCAGTAACAGGAAGCCCCGCCAGAAACGGGGGGACCCCGAGAAGCTGCGCGATGCGGGATTCAGTGAACTGGGACACCTC